CTGTTTGAGGTCTAGCTATATATTCTAAAAAGAAATGGTTTGGAGGCGTGTCTGTCATTGAAAATTTAGTAAGACCGTGTAAAGATCCCTTTGATCCTCTTTTGTCTACAGTTCCAGATATATCATAAGGGTCACAACCAAATGCTCCTAAGTTTTCATTTAAAGGATATTTAATACCCCCTTTTGTTATTACTGCATTTTGCATGTTAACAGGTGGAACCCATGTTATTAAAAATCTACCATTAGTATTTGGCATAAATAAAACCTGAGTGTCTTGAACCCCGTCGCGCCACATAAAATTACCTTTTGTAATATTTATGGAATTTCTAAGATCTTCATTAAAATCTATTTGTTCATAAATTTTAGTTAGATTAAATAAAGATTCTTTTGATTCATCTCTAAAAGCGTGCTTAGTAGTTCGAGGAAACTGTCTATAGAATTCATTTAAAGCATCTTGATCTTGCTTAAGACCTTCAACTTCGTTGTCCCAATACTCTATTACGCCTAAATCTATTATTTCACCCTGAGGTCCTTGTTTTGCTTTTTTTGGCGTGTCAAAGACAGGTAATCCATAAGAATCAATGTATCCTTCGTAATTCCACTCCATAGGTATAAACAAGCTATATAATCCAGAGCGAGTTTGTCCATTCGCATTTCGTTGAGTGACGTCTGAGTCATTGTATAGTTTTTTAAAATTGTCTCCACCTTTATCTAACGAGTTACTAGTTGAACCCATCATACACTTTCCGATAATTCTACTACCTAATCGTAGACACGTTTTCGTAACCCTCCAGTTGTTGAGGATGTTCGTCGGACGTTCCCATTTACCGCTCTCGTCGTGGACGAGTAGTTTGAGTTTCTCACCGTCGTACGAGTTGTCACCGGTATTCTTCCAGTCGATCGTGGTGTCAAGTCCATCGAGCTCTCTGAGGGTCTCATTTGTCTCGAGCTTCTTACGGGTGTATTTCGTTGCGGGTACTCTGTACGCGAGCTCTGTCTTGGGGCGGTCCATTCCGTCCTGAATCGGCTTGAAAAAGAAGGGGTAATTAACTGATATCGGTACAACCTTATCCGTGAACATCTTCTTCGCATCTGGTCCACTCTTCGATAGTATTCCATATCTAGAGTCAGAGGATATGGTTGCCAGGTTAACCACCTCGCCTGATGCCATAAATGAAAATCCAGATCGTCTATTCTTAAGGTAGCACAATCCATAACAACGGGCATCGGCCTTACAAGCCTCCCAAAAGATGTAAAATAACCTGTTTGCTTCGCGAAAGTCTGGTTGACCGACATCAATTTTACTCCACTGCAAGTACATATAATGAGTGCCAGTGATATAAGTAGAAATGCCTTTGTTATAAAACCAAAAGCCTTTTTCTCTTCTAGTAAATTCATTATCGATGTAATCATACCATTTTTCTTTAAAGTCTAAAGGATATTCTTCCCAATCAAATACAGACTTTATTTTTTTTAATACTTTAGGATATTCTGTATATTCCCATTTATCCGTTTCGAACTTATGTACTTCTTTAACTTTAGGTAAAGCTATTTTTAAGTTTTGTATTTCGTATATATCACCTATTGTACCGTCTTTACTTATTACGACAATATCATGCTCTTTGTTATAACCGTACTCCCATTTCTTGTAGCGGTTCATACGTTTTAAAACTTTAGGCTTTATATGATCTTTTAATATTTTATATAACGTTTGTTCGTACATTATTTCTTAGATCTACCTTCAGCAAAACCTTTAAAAGTTCTTTCTTCTTTAACTTCTTTAGGTTTTTCGTTTAATAAGTTTTCTTCTTCTTCAATGCGATTAAGTATTTCAATGGCATCGAATATGGCTAATTTTTTTGTAGCCGCTGCGTTTTTAAGTCTGTCAGCTGATATATCATCATCTGAATCAACAATAGCTTCTTTAGCTACTTTGATTAACTCCTCAACCGCTCGCTGCCCAGCTTGGATTATATTCTTCTTCGTTTCCTTGGTGTTCATACTTAATTACAATATCATTAGATTTCATACAGTAAAGTCTTTTTCCTTCAACTAAAAATTCCCATTCGCCATTAGGCGTATAGCCAACTAGGTCTCCTGGGTTTATTTCTAGCGCTTCTAAGGACTTATTGCCATATTTTAATATACCAACAAGCTTACGCTCTTTATCAAGCGTTAGAGAATCATTACTCTTTATAGGTGTTATAAAACATCTGTCACCAACAGTGTTCCAACCGTTTTTATTTTTATATAAATAAACCTGGTCAAGGCTACAGAAATACAAATCATTTTCAAAATAAGATCTGCTTTTCTTTTTCTTTCCTTTCATATCATAAAAGGTTCTAAATACGTTTTGGTGTATAACTATTGTATCACCTTTTTTTATACCAGATTTAAAAGCTAGTGGTGTTTCTATAACTTCAGCTAAACGATTTACAAACTTCCAGTTTTCAATTTTAGTATTGATAATAACGTCTTTGTCCGCTATTTTAACCGTGTTTTTATATTTATCACCAAAAGGTTTGACGATAAAATCATATAAACTTTTCATTAATATTGTAAATCATACTCAACAGATACAGCCATGTTAGAATTAAACTTCTTCCACGGCAATACCTCGTCTTTTTTCTTTATATGAATATTATAAGATCCATCAGTATCATTAAACAGAATATAAGCTATTTCGTGACCTCCATAAACCTGCTGACCTACGGAGTAGTGCATAGCGTCGTTTTTGTAATCAGAACCTATACTGATTTTTCTTATAACTGAATCCATCACGCTTGTTCAGTTATTTCAGTATACTCACCAGTTTTAAGATCTATAGATATTTTACCGTATTCTTCTTCAAGTTCTTTTTTAGATTCCTCTAAAACTTTATTAACGTCAGCTACTTTATGCAGTAAAGCGTGTTTTTTACTTTCTAAAATACCTATTTCAAGAACTGTGTCTTCTAGTTCTTTATTTTGTTCTACAACTTTTTTAAGTTGTTCTTCTGTAATTTTTGCCATTTGATTTAATTTAATTTAATTGTTTTATAATTATATAGTTACCTATTACTTTCCTTTTTTAGGTATTCCATATTTGCCTGACTTAGGATCTTGTCGAACTCTTGTTTTAGGATCTGCTACTTGAGCATCTATTATAGCTTGTGTCGTTGCTAAATTTCCTATTCCAGCTTCTTCATCTACTGTTGTAGCTTCAAAAAACTCACCCTCGTTTTCTCGAAAAATCGCGAACACAGCATCATATTGTTCTTGAGTGTAAGGTTCATCAGAAACACCTAACGCCATTGCATTACCACCAGCTATACCTATCCACCCCATATTAGTATACTGCTACAAGTTTCCCAGCGCTTGTACTAGTGTCTAACACGTAATCTACTATAATCGGCACGAAAGATGCGTTTGCAAGATTGCTAAACAAAACTCCGTCTGAAACTGCTGGATGTCCAGGCGCTGCTGCAACTCTAAATAGAGCGTTACCATCACTACCAGGTTGCGCAACGCTAATTAAATCTCCGTTTAAATATCCAGATCCAGCAGCGTTAATAGCTATAGTTGCTACAGCTCCATCCTTTACAGTTATATCAACTGTTAAACCAGCTCCCGCTGCACTATTAGTATCAGTAGCAATTCCAGCTGCTGCAGTATATCCTGAGCCGTTAGATCCACTATAACCAGGTGACACAAGCTCCGTTATTTCACTTTTCCCTACTGTTCCTGCCATTATTACGTTTAAATTTCCACCAGATCCTACAAATATAGCGGCTCCGTCTAAAAATTTATCTGGTGTTATATCGTCACTCTTAGTGATACTTACTGCTCTAGTTGCAAAATCAGGTTGTCCTGCGTATTGTCCCATTTTGTTTGTTTTTATTTTTTAAATATATTTGTTGCTTTCTCTGTTGTGCGTCCGCCGAAATAAGCCAAGACCACAGCCATCATTACTTTTTCAAAAGTGTCGTTCCATAGTGAATTTATTTCAAATGGTATAGTTTCAACACTATCTAATATACCAGCTAATGAAAAAATAGTAATACACCACACCAAAACTAGTGGGCGTACATTTTTCGAAAGCCAAGAGTCAGACATTGAGTCTGCCTGCCAACGAGTTGTTATGGCTTCTATTTCTTTATTTTGCTGTTCGTATATTAATTGTTGTAATTTTATTTTATCATCATTAGAAACATCTGCTTTAGTTATTTCAGCAATTGCTTCTTGTGGTGACATCACGCCTTGGAGTACATTCCCCAGTGTAGGATTTATAACTGATGCAGCTCCGAATAAAAGCTTTCCAACAGTTGTATCTTTAAATTTCTTTTTAGGCATTTTTATAAGCCTCGGCTTCCCAAGGCAAGTTTTTTGCTCCTTCTTTCATTTTACTTCTAGGATATTTTTTACCTTTCCAGTAAACGTTTTCATCGTCGTAATCTAAATCACCACGTTTCATTTGATCTATATGAACCATTTCGTGGTCTATAACGTCTTGAGTTTTTGAAGGATCTACATCTTTATTTATAATAATGGTACCATTATTATTAGCTTTGCCCATAACCCCGTCTTCCATATCTACACGATATATTGGAGTATTATTTATTTTATACGGAGGATTATTGAGTTTAAAAGCCATAGTTAATTTTTATAAGGAAACATTTTATTTAATGCTCCTTTTCTAGCAGCACAACCGCAAGGGATGTTTAGTCCCTTGCTAACTGTGTCTACCATTTTTTTGATACCAGTAGCTTTAGTAAACTTTTCTATATCGTCTCCTAAACCTTGTGATTTCATAATTTACGGAGTGTAAATACAAGTTGTGTATTGAGCCCACGTTGCAGGTTGAGTAATCAAGATTTTTCCATCTTGCCCTGATTGAGCAGCTGGAGTTTGCTTAAGATCTGGTACAGCACCTAATGTAGATACTACGCCCCCTGGATTTGCTGTTAAAGCCTTGTTGTATTCATCAGCTAAATCTTTTTCTCTTAAAGCAGATGTATATCCAGTTGATCCTCCTGTTTCTCCAGGTACTTTTATAACATAAGTTCCCGTAGTTTTTGGATTACGCATTTGAATTGTAAGAGTAGTAACGTTTGTTGCATTTGTTATGCTTGTAACTCCTCCTATTTCTGCGATTTGAATTAGTGTTTCAATGCCATCATCTGCTACAGGTCCTGCATTTACTTTTAAAAATTGTGCCATTTTGTGTTAGTGTTAGTGTTAGTGTTAGTGTTAGTGTTATTTGTTTGGCTGGGTTTTACAGATCCCTACTGTTTATTTATTTATCGAATCCTTAGATTTCTTAGACATTCTTTGTTTTAAGTGGTATTCTCTATGAGCACCTTTTTCTGGATTCATGTCATCCATTCCATGACCTAAATTTTTAGCTGGTGATTCATGCCACATTTGAAAAGCAGATTGTGAATGCTTTGACATCCAACTACCATGTTTAGCTACAGGATTATCATGCAATAAATTGTATTTTTCTTGACCTGCAGATTCCATTTTGTATGGACTCATTTCTATTGGATTACTACCGTAGACTTTAGAAATAAAACCTTGACCTTTAGCTTGTTTTTTAAGAG